TGCTGGAGCCGAACGCATTGATTGCCGCGGCTATCAACACGACTTTGAGCAGCGGCGGATCGGCGCCAGAAACAGACGACCATTTGCGAGCAAGAATTCAGGCAGCACCGAATCAGTTTAGCGTCGCGGGCCCGGAGGGAGCGTACCGGTACTTTGCGCTAAGCGCGGATCCTACTATCGCTGACGCTCAAGTGCTTTCACTCGCGCCGGGCCAAGTTAACGTATGCATACTTACTGGTCCGGTGACGGCACAGCCGGCGCCCTCGCCGAATCCAGCGGGGACGGCAAGCGAGGCGCTGATCAACAAAGTGACGGGCCTGCTGGCGGCGGATAATGTGAGGCCGCTAACGGATACGGTAATCGTGAGCGCCGCGACGGAAGCGGATTATACAATTGCGGGTACGATTACACTGTATGCGGATGCCGAACCGGTGAGCACGATGGCCGCGGCGAATGCGGCCGCGGCGGACTTCGCCATCGCCTTAGCGTCGCGGATTCAGCGGGATATCGTGCCCAGCCAGATTATCGAAGCGCTTTCGGTGAGCGGAGTATATCAAGTTACATTGACGTCGCCGCCATATATCCAGCTACAGCCGGGACAATGGGCCAACTGCACCGCGATAGTACTGGCGCAGGCGATTGCGTCTATCAGTAGTTAGATCGGTGACGCGGGAGCAATTGGCACTGGAGCAATAGGTACCGCATGGCCGAACTGAGTATACAGCCGTCGATCAATGATCTACGCAGCCAGGCATTGCTCGTGCTGCTCGAACGCCTTGACAGCCTGGACCTGGTGCCAATCCTAGTTTATCGGCTCGATTCGGTACCAGACAGCGCGTTGACGCTGCTGGCGTGGCAATTCGATATGCTCGATCCGGAGTGGCAACTAGCGATACAGACCGGAGAGTCGTGGGACGCAATAACGACGATTAACGGACTGACTGATATCGATACGCTGAGCTCGATCGGGAGTGGCGCGGGAGTATCGGACGCCGATTCGTTGAGGGCATTACTTAAGTCAGCGATACCGCTGCATCGCACGCGCGGGACGCCATATGCGATCAAGACTGCGCTGCAAGCGCTGGGCTGGTCCACTGTGACGCTGCAGGAGGGACAGGCCAGCTGGAATGGGACAAGCTGGCCGGCTGACGAAGGATGGGCGGTATTCCGCGTATATATCCAGCTCGCAGGCGGGCAAAGCGTTGGGAGTGGCGGCGCGAATAGCGCGATCGCCGCGATAAATTTCTTCAAGCCGGTGCGTGCGTGGCTGGACTCTTTGTGGTTTACCGCGGCACCCTTGACCGATTTTGTTCAGAGTCCAGTAGATACGCTCGTTTCGATCTTCTCGCAGGCAGATCCGGCACCGGCGCCGAGTGACACTTTAAAGGCACCAGCGTGGCCAATTGCAGACGAGAGAATAGCCGCACCGCTGTATGATGGCCGCTATCGGCATACGGGAATTACCTATGGAACGAACGAGCCGGTGGTGGCTGATTCCGGCGTCACGGTCAACGGTATACCGATCGCGAGCCGAGGCTAAATAACAGACTATGCTGGCGTGCGTTCCGGCGGCCACTGGCGGCGCCGGAAGATCGGCTTGCACAATGACTATACGTTTAACTTCAAACGAGGAGATGATGCGACCAAAAGGACTAGTCAGGCTTTACCGAGAGAGAGAACTGATATGGGAAGGGAAGAATCTGTTTGTAAATACGGGCCTGCCAGTATTGGCTAATCTGATAGCGGGAGTTACAACTGGCCAGTTCGTAACCGCGATCGGGTTTGGCTCCGGTTCGTCCAGCCCAGCCGCCACCGATACGGCTTTGACGGCCAATCCCGCCTATTACAATGAGATTGTGTCGCACAGCTTTCCGTCCGCGGGGAGTGTGCAATTCAACTATGCATTGGCAGCTGCTGACTATGGCGCGCTGGGGATAACAATTCAGGAGCTAGGCCTGTTCGCCAACGCCGGCGGGGCCGGATTACCTGCGGCAATTGGAACCAGTAATGCCACATGGAGCGCCGGGACGCCTGAGGCGGTGGGCGCGTTGATAGTAGATTCAAACGGCAACTTGCAGCGGTGCACAACAGCGGGCACGACAGGCTCGAGCACACCGGCATGGGCGGCGACGCTAGGGGCGGTGACTGTCGATGGTTCAGCAGCCTGGGCGTTGGTTGCGCTTCATTCGGCACCGGGCCCGATGATTGCTCACGTGGAAGTGCCGGCTTTCCCCTATAATGGAACCTCTCAATATAGCGGTACGTGGACGCTGACCTTCTAGGATAAGCCTGGAGCGGGCGCGCGTACGGCTCATTCAAAGGGTAGTGCGAAATCATGGCGACTTTGATCGATGTGCCAGAGTTTACTCTAAATGAAGTATATGCGATGCAGCAGACCGATCCGGTGGAAGGGGCTGCGGCAGGAGCTAGTTTTTCAGGAATAGGAATCAGCAACCAGCCGCATCAGCAGCTAGCCAACCGAACGGCATTTTTGAAGCAGCGCCAGGACACGAATATAAACAATATTGGGGTTTTACAGGCCTTTCAGGCGGCCTTTACTTCGCTGATGGGGCCGAATGGCTATCTAATAACAGCGGCTCTCGACGTGAATCGCGGCGCGATTAATCCAATGCTGCAGTGGGGACAGTACGGATCGCCGCTGCCGCCCAATTCGAGCTATTCATTCAACTTTCCGAATACGTTTGCGAATGCCTGTGAAATCGTACTGGCAGTCTCGTTCAATCCAGCGATCAACCAAGGATATGGCCAGTGCACACTCGAGGTGGTGAGCTGGAGCAAAAGCGGTGCGGTCGTCAACGTTGATATAATTGGTAACAGCTCTGGCTCACAGTCCGGGATTCCCGGCTTCGTGTGGGTAGCACTGGGTTTTTAGCCTTTAGCTGAATATTAGGCGCGCGCCAGTTTGGCCCTCCATTGTTGCTGCGGCTGATGGAAAGTACACACCATATGCCCTCAAGCAACCGATAACTTCGCGATGCTGGTTGTAGTCAAGATATGACAAGTGCTGATCAGAGATTAATAAGCCGCCGGGGGCGTGGCCACCTGGCGCGATTAGCAGTGCTGGTACTCGCGTCTACCACGTTTCTTATAACGTTGCGGGGCAATTGGGCGGGTGCTCAATATGTACCTATTCCGAATTACACGGGTATCGGCGCCGGGGAACAATTCCGCAACGATCTGAATAACCATCTCTCGGGGGTTACGGCAATCGCGCCACGCCTGGTGCCGTTCACATTTGCGCAATTGCCTGAGGAACAAAACGGCCAGCTTTACTGGTGCGAGGATTGTGAGCAGACAAATCCCTGTGCTGGCGGCGGCTCCGGATCGATAGCGATTGGCGAGTCGGGCGTGTGGGACTGCTCTCTGGGTTCCGGCGGTTCGGGACTATCGGCGGTGACGCATGACTCGACGGTTCAAGGCGCGGGCACCAGCAGCTCGCCGCTCTCGATCGCGGCGACCACGCTGAATCAGCTTTCAGAGCCCACGACTGGATTGCAAATGAACGGCCAGGAAATCGTTAATATGGCGCCGGCGCTGAGCGCGAGCGAAGCATTAGCCTATGCGCAGACGAATGCCGAGGTGACGCATAATCAGCCCGGGATCGTAGTAGTTTCGTCGAGCAATTTTGAATCGGGCAGTGCGGTGAAGTCGGCGACGATTACGGCGCCTGCGGGAATCGCCAATGGTGACGCGCTGGTGCTGTTCGCGACGGTGGCCGATGGACCGAGCAGCGAGACCTGGACTGCGCCAACTGGTTTTTCGCAGGTAGGCATAAATATCGTCGAGGGCACTGATGACGTGGCCGCGCAATTCTGCAAGACCGCGGCGAGTGAGAGCGGCAACTATACGATCGGCTTCAGCAATGCCGGCGTGTTCCTTGGCGGGATGGTGGTGCTGTCGGGCACCAACTGCTCGCAGATCGACCAGAATTTCGGCGCAACGGCGGCGTCCAGCAGCGCGGCCTTCACCGGCATCCAGGCGATGCAGCATGAGAACGATCTAATCATCGCGCAGGGCCAGGGTTTTGGCGCGAGCAGTATCATACCGTCGCAAGGTACTGACGTTTTCTATGTTCCGGCCTCTGGATATGTCGCCAGCTATTTCGTTAATCCTTACGGGACACCAGCGCTGAGCTACAGCACGGGCGGCACGGCCACGGCGGTGGCGGGCACGGCGATGGCCTTCTATCCGGCGAGTACAATCACCGCTGCACCGATCTTACATGGTTCGAGCGGTGGCGTGGTGGCAGATCTGCAAGGCAGCTTCAACCAAGTGATCAATGTCCAGTCGCCTTCGGCGGTGATTGCGGGCGGCTCGGCGACAATAACGCTGGGCGCGACAGGTGACGGGAATCACGACGATACCGCAGCGATTCAGAATGCGGTCGATGCGGCCTGCGGGATGACGGGTTATGCCACCACAGCGCTGGGCGTTCACGCGGGCCATCCGCGGGTGCTGCTGCCTTATAGCGGGCCGAACGGCTGCTACAAGATCACGCAGCCGATCCGGCTGTTTTGCGGCGGCCTCGACTTCGGCAGCGACCCGAATAGCAACGTCTGGGGCGCGCACGCCAAGCTCTGTCCGAACTTCGCGGGACCGGCGCTAGTGGCCGAGGCTCCGGCGCAAAATAACCTGACTTATGCGTCGAGCCTGATTAGCGGGACCGGCAATTCTTTTAACACTACCGGCGCTGGGACGCTGGTGCTGTCGGATTGGCTCAACTCTTCCCTGGCGGACTTCAACGCGAATACTCAGATCGGCGTTGAGATGGTAGTCAATTTGAGCGGCCTCGGCTCTACCGGCCAGCTCTGGCAATGGCGGACGGCCAGCCCCGGCAGCTCCAACATGGCGAATAATCCGATCGCGCAGATGAGCGTCAACTCGAGCGGCCAGACTTTTTGTTCGATTGATACCACTAGCAGCGGATACGTCAGCGGCACTTCGACCGACACCGGCTTTACGCTCAATGCCAATCACACGATGAGCTACGACTGGAACGGCTCTGACCTCTATTGCTTCCGCGACGGGGTATTAGTAGTTGGACCGTTGGCAGCAACTGGATCGCTTTATACGTCAACCGCTAGCGGCAGCGGCCTGTTCGCGACTTCCGATGAACCCGAGCAGGATACGAACTATTGGCCGGACGTGCAGCCCCTACAATCAAGCGGAATCCAGGGCAAGATTGACGCGATCAATATCTCCAAGGTGGCGCTGCATACGGCGGCATATACACCGGCGACGAGCAAGCCGGGCGTCAACGCGAATACTCAGTTGCTAATCAATTTCGAAGGCACCTGTACAACGGCTGATCAGAGCGGCTGCTCACCGGATGGGATGCAGCTTGCGCATACCGGGCTTTATAATGACGGCTCGGGCCAGATGAATGTTTACCTGGCGGTGCGTGGCGTGAACGGCACCGTAGAGATTCCGTCAATTCATGTTCACGACCTTGAGCTGTGCCCGGGGACGCATGTGGCTGCGAATGACGGGCTGTTCGCGATCTGGGCGCAGCAGAGCGAGTTTGATCATCTCTCGTGCGCCAATGTGAATGATATCGGGTTCAACTTTTTCGACAACGATTTTGAGGCATCTACGCACGATATCCAGGTGGGCGGCACCGGGCATCCTTTAGGATTCGAGTTCGGGTTGCAATACAACGAGTCGCACGATTCTAACCTGTTCGATAGCGGCGGCCAGGTAATGTCGGTCAGCAACAGCAATGGCGGCACGTTCGATCAATATTTGACGCATGCGGGCCAGGGCCATGACGTTTACGATTGGATTTACAATTCAACCAAGTTCACGTCGCAGTGGCCGTTTTCCGATGAGGAGTCGGCGGCGCCGAACCACCTGGCGGACTTCCATATCGACAATGGCTCGTTCGGCGGCTTGATCCTGGATGGACAATACAATACACGCAACGGCGCGCCCTATATCGATAATTGGGGCGGCTATGCGGTCACAGTAATCGGATCAGAGTTTGATACGTTCGGCGCCTCAACCGTTGCGGCGGAAATCTTCAACCACGTTGACGCGGAATCGAATAATCATTACCCGGCGAGCCCCGATGTGATTATCAACGGACTGATTCCACTGAACGGCAGTACTGAGATTCCACTGAGTAATCCCGCAGGATGGGTGCTCGATCTGGGCGATTCGAATGGCGGCGAGGCCAAGGCGGTTTGGCACGGCACGATCGGAGGCGGCGCACCGGCGGTCCCGGCCTGCAACAGCGGAATCGACGGCCACACTTTCCGGGTGAGCGACGGCGGCGGCACGGCCTCTTCGCCGTCATGCGCGGCAAATGCAAGCTATGCGGGTGCAGTTGGCAGCGGACGATGCGAAGTGAGCTGCCGGAGCTCGATACCTGGATATGTTTATACGGGGGTATTGTGGTAAGCGCTAAAGAAGGCAAGTGCGACTTTTGCGATAAGCCGTGAAGCTTCTGGAGCAGTAAGAGGAATTATTGCGGCTGATTTGAGAATCAGGGCGTGGCGATGGGGGACCGGAGAAGTATCGATGGCCGGCTGTGTCCCAGGTGGCGGCCGGCCATCCGGTTATTGATGCGCAGCCGAGCCCGGCGGAGTAGGTTAGGCTTCAGCTAGTCTAAGGTTTTGCGGCGTCGCCGCCTGTTTGCGTAGATGGAGGCGCGCTCGAGGTATGGGGCGCAAGGGGCCTTGGGCGCAGCGATTCAGTACCCTGGGCAGCCAGTTCGAGACTGGGTTCGCGCCGGATTGCGTCAACCAGGCGGCGGGCGATCTCATCAGCAGTCTGCACTGCGCTATGCAACGGAACCGGATACCGGATGACGATCGCAAGTCCGGTACTGCGAAGCTCGATGCGGCTTTGCGGCTTGGGCATGTCGAAGCGGACGCTCAATTCAAGTTCAACTCTGCGGGTCTCGCGCTGGACGGAGTCGCGATAGCGGACGAAGACCTCGTTAACTACTTCAACGATCTTTTTCTCAGCGAGCCGATAGTCGCAATCGGGCGTGAGCGTCAGGCGCAACTCATTCCACATGAAGCTGGAGCCGGGCAACTGCCTGAAGAAATTGCCGTTGGGTTGAAAGACGACTGAGTTCGGAAATACGACGATGCGGCCGGTGGGCTGGAGTCCGAAATCGTCATTACTCAGTTCCATCAGGGTCAGTTTGAACAGGCCGATCTCAAGGACGTCGCCACTGATGCCCGAAAGCTGGATACGATCGGATATACGGATGCCGAAGCGTCCGCTGATGTAGAAGTAACCGGCGAGCGACAGAATTACATTCTGCAGGGCAAGGGCGATTCCAGCCGCGGCGAAGCCGAGTATTGTGCCGAGTGTGCCGAGTTCGCTAGCGAAGCCGAAAATGATAATCAATGCGATAACGATGCTGACGGCGACGCGCCGGAGCTGCATCAGGGTGTGCCGCCGCTGGAAATCCTGGACGTAGCGAAAGGTAAGACGCCGCCAGATGATTGCGCCGCTGGCGACGATCGCAAAAAGCAGTGCGAATGCGGCCAGGTTCCAGGCCAGGGCGCGCAGTTCGTCCTTGATTCGCGCGCCAACAAGGCCGCGCCAGCGCTCCAGGTTGGATATATACAGATTCAGCAGAACATTCTGTTTCGCTAAGGGCAGCAGCACCGCACCGATTGCCTTGTGAAGCGCCGCGAGTTCCTGAAATTCCGCACTCTTCTTCCGGACCGCAGCATAATCACCAATGGCGGCCTGTTTTGCCAGGCTGAGCGCCTGATCGTAGATTGCAATGGCGGCTTCGGCCATTGGCGCGTGAAATTTCTCAGTGGCGGTATGCAGCGCGGCCGTCTGATTAATTGCTTGCTGCAAGACGCCGTCTTCACCCGCCAGCCGAATGAGCAAGCGGACGTTCGAAAGCAAGCCTGCCGGCTCCGTATTGCCGGAACCGGAATTATTGGCTGGTACGGTCTGGGACGGTTGTTGTTCCTGGGCGGGGGCCACTGAGTTTTGCAGCTCATTGATCTGGCCGATTAGAGTATCGGGCGATCCGGGCTGGGTGACGTGTTCCCCCGACTCGAAATCCTCTATCTCGGTAACCGCGTCGAAGCGCGATTGATCGAGCTGTAACTGTGCCTGCGCGTTAGCCAGCGATTGCTGCAACAACGGGCGATCTTGCCTTGAGGCGTTCCGCAGGCGCCTTTCTAGTTGCGCTACCGACGCCTTATCCTTATCCATCTGGGCCTGAATCTCAGATGCCTTGGCGGTGAGATCCTGACTGGCGGTGTGTCCAGCGGGAGTTTTGGGCAATGCGTGAGAACCTGCGGCGGCAATTGCTGAATTCGCTTCGGCTGCCGTTGAATCCTGGGTGACTGCGGCAGCGGCGCGGGCTGCTTCGAAAGCGAGGCTGACGATCTCGGTAGCGATGCGGTGATCGTCGGCGGCA